TCGCACCCCTTCACCCGACAAAAACAGAAAGGCAACAATGCTCAAACCGTTATCCAGGCGAGAAGCTGCAACGCTTGCCCGGCAAGCAGAACGCGCCTACAGAAAACTCATTGCCCTAGAGCCGCACGCAACCCTAGACCGTGCACGCAGGAAACGGCTACACGACCAGCACAGGCAAGCCCATGATCTCGCAACATTCCTCGAATCCAAGGCCAACCAAGACCCGAATGCTGTTTCCTAAAACACTCATTGCAGCCATCGCACGCTGGCTCGCAGGACACAAAGGATGAAAAGAAATGAATGATGCTGATTTTTGGAAAGCAACCGCGCGTGCCCGGACACGGCTCGCGGTCCTCGCGCTCGCGGTTGGTCTGATCGCGGGCTTCATCCTCGCGGTAATCATTGGTGCCGCACCTGTTCACTTCGATGAAGCGGTGATGTAAATGGGCAGTGCTGATTTACGTGAAGCGAAGCTGAAGATGCTGATCCACCATATTGATTATTTGCTGATGTTTGAGGGTCGGCATTTCCCTCGGCCTGTCCAAGATGCTCTAGCCGGTGTTATTGACCTGGCAGAAGCACACAGGACGGAGGCTGCATGAATGACTGGCAGAAACAAATGACCGCAACAATTGGTAAAAACGTGAAACACCTACGCGAGAAAAAGGACTTAACTGCCCGCGCTCTGTCTGAAAAAACCGAGGGGCTTGGTTTTAAAATAAACCGATCTGGAATATCTCAGCTTGAATTACAGACACGGCAATCAATCTCCGTTGCTGAATGGCTCATACTCGCACGAGCCCTAGAAGTAGCCCCCGTAGTCCTACTCATGCCGGACTACCCAGACGGCGAAACCCAATACCTACCCGGACACCACGCCATGGGCTACGAGGTAGCCGAATGGATCACAGGACAACGCACAACAAACACCAACCCCACAAGCGGAAACACCGCACCCGTGGCTGCGCCAACACCACTGGGCTACTTACTTGAAAAACGAAAACACCTCGAGCAGGCCCAGCAGGCAATCAACCAAGAAATCAAAAAACTCGACCCCCTTAAGGGATAACCGAAAGGAACCCCCGTGTTTGAAATAGCACAACTGCTATCCGCTGATCTTTTCACCCCAGACGGCGGCATCACAGACCCCAACAGCCCCATCTACGCAATCCTCTGGATACTCAACCAACTACTAGGAGCAACCAGCTAGTGACTGACTACAGCGACTTCATCACCAACCTCACTCGCGCCAAACACCACATCAACGACGCTGCAAAACAAATGACCGCAGCCTGGAACCGCGCACAACACGACCAAGACCCCCCACTTACGTCCACTTCATCATGGACGGCGTCGACGAAGCACTCGAAACCACCGACCGATACTTCGACGAAGCATGGAACGCACTACGGCGCATTGAAAAAGAAAGCAGGCCACCACATGTCACCGGCAACTAACGTCAAGGACTTCACCGCTAATCAGTGCAAAAGGCGTTGCCCTCGGGGCATCAAAATCGCGCTCCGTGACGCCACCAACATTCATGATGTTCCCGAAGATTATTGGGATTTTCTCGATAAATACGGGCTGATGGAAATTAACAAGAAAAACGGTAGGCCACGCTTCAGTAAGAAAGGCCGTGCAGTAATTAAGTCGCTGCGCGATTGCTTCGTGGGGGACCGCCTGGTTGTAGAAAGCGGTGCGTAGATGAGTGAGTACTTGGTCCGTCAAGCCATGAAAGACCACGGAGTCTTTGATGATGAAGAAAAGCCGGAAGAAGACCCCGACCGCGAATACGAATGGAAAGCCGGAAAATGAATGAACTCGACGAACTACTCGAATGGATATGGGCCCAATACCTCGATGAGGCAGGAATCATCGGCCGGCACGTGCGAAACGGCATTGAAGGTAACTCGCGTAAGCACACCGAGCTACGCACTGCCGGAAACCGGATGGAAGCCTACGACCGAGTAATGCGGCAAATCAGGGTAATGCAAGAAAGGAACCAGAAATGAAAGAGCTTTTGGCCTGGCTGGAGAAAAAATACGAGCAAGAATCAGAAATCATCCAGCAATACATCAACCATATGCGGGAAAACCGCATGTCAATCCCGCCTGAATTAACCCACGCTGAAGTCCGGCTAAACGCCTACTTCCGCGTCATGCAAAAAATCAACACCATGGAAAGGAACCGCTAATGCACCTCATCAAAAAGACACACCAGCACCGCCGCGACTTCGCTGGAATCTTCGCCTGCGCCCACTGCGGAAACGAGGAACTGATAGACAACTGCTATGACGATGCTCACTTCCACGAAAATGTGATCCCAGGCTGGGAATGCAAAAAGTGCAAGAAAACCGGGGGCGGCATTGAAACCAGGCCAAGCATTCCGGCTGACATGGTCATCTAAAACGAAAGGAACCGCTAATGAAAGATCAATGGGATGCGGTTGCGGCTTTTATGGAAGCCGGAGGCCAAACCATCGGACAGCAAGACAGCAGCATCGAAGAACTTGGCAGCTATTTCCTGCGCGTAGATGAAGAGGTAGACGAAATATGGTACGCAATCAAAGCGGCTCGTCAATCCAAGGTTGAGATCGCCGACGGCTACGCCGACACCATCTACGCTGCAATGACCGCGCTACTCAACCTCGCAGGCAGAGAAAAGGCAGAGCGTATTTTCCAAGCCGTCGTGGACGCCAATACCACCAAAATTGACGGCTCACTCGGCCCGGTGCGTCGCGCCGAAAACGGAAAAATCCTAAAACCTCAGGGGTTCGTGCCCCCAAACCAAAAAATTAAAGAAATCCTGAGGGGCTAAAGATGTCATCTTGGCTCAGGTACCACAACTACTGCATGCGCGAAGCCCACGACATTGCCTTCTTAAATCTCGTGGTCGCGGGCATGGCGACACTCGCCGCCACCACCGCAGCATTCAGCCACGACGATACATTCCACAAAATACTCGCCATAGCCCTGTGGTGGGTCATTCTCGTGCGATTTACACACACAAACCGGATCAGACCAAAACAATTCCAGGAGGAAAAAGAATGAGCATTAAGGAAGCCCAAGAGTGGCTCGACCAACGCCCCCTCAACGACCAGCCACTGTATGCCGTGATGGTGCAGCTCGATGGCGACGGTGACACCGATTACCGGCTGGTGTGTGGCGAACAAAATATGTCCTCGAGTTTCAAAACTGCGGATTGGACGAGCCTCACTTTTGCCCGTGAAGTCGCACACCGCATCATAACAAAAGTCGTGCGCATAAAAAACGGAAAATACGAGGTTACGCGCGTATTTATCGTCAAAAAAGATACTAACTACCGCGTAATCGAAGAGGTGGAAGCCGATGAGCATTAAAGCGTGGAAAGAAAAGAACATCGGCGAATGGGAACACGAATACGCGCTGCTACTCGAATACGACGACGAACTCACTGAGCTACTACCCGACGGTGACGGACAAATCATCTGGGATGACTACTCATACATGAGCCTAAAGGCCCAGTTGTACCGCGAGCAGCACCCCGGCACGCGCGTGCACCTTGTGAAACGCCGCTGCGAAATCGTATCTGTCACACCAGAAAAAAGACCAGGTGATGCCCATGGCGCGTAACACCAAAGAACGACAAGAAAGAAGCGCGCAATGAACAAAAAACGCTATATTGTAGCGATCGTCACGGAAGAAAAAGGGACGCTGTACCTATCATCATGGGGCTCAGACAAATCATTTCTCGTGAAAGATAAAACTCGCGCTTTTGGCTACCGCGATGTCGATCTCGCGAAAGTTGCATTTAAGGCAGGTAAGAAACTCGCCGAAAGGCAAGGTCTTACCGTCGTTTCCACCGCTGTGCTGGAAGATTACGAGCACTTTTCGATTGGTGATTGGTCGAAGGCTAAGCCACAAAAAATTGAGTCAAGTGGGGATTTTTACGTCACCCCATCTCGGAATAAAAAGCCGGGGCCGGAAGATAAAATCACCCCGGAAACCATGGAGTTCAATTTGCGCGTTGAAGATAAATCTGTGCAGTCGCCCGCTCATTATCAGCTCGGGGGTATTGAAGCGATTGATGTCATTGATGAAGCTATCGCTGATCCCGCGAGTTTTTACCGTGGCAACGCGATTAAGTACCTGCTACGCGCGGGGCGGAAAGGCGACGCGCGGCAAGACCTCGAGAAAGCGCGCTGGTACATCGACCGGGAAATCAACCACCAACACGAAAGCCAATGACCGGCAAATACACGCAGTGGGGAAGCGAAGAACGCCTAATCCTCACAGCAATCACGGCAAAAGACGCGCTCAAACGAGCACTAGCACTCACCACCGCGCCGAAACCAGAAAACATCAAAACCGAAGCCGCGATCAGTGCAGCAAAAAGTGCAATCGCGATGCTCAACGAAATCAGAGACCACCAACAAGAAATGAAGCCATGACTAAAACACACGCACGCGAAGCACTACGACGCTTGGCAGCAGGAAAACGCATCACCAAAGCCCGCCACCAAGACCTCACCGACAACGGATACATCACCACCGACGGCAACGGCCACGACTACATCACCCCGCAAGGCACCCAGCTACTCAACGAAAAGGACGCACACTAATGACTTGGATCAGCAAAGGTCTCACCCTCGATTTGCTCGCCATCGGCATTGACGCGATGCAAAAAACTTTCGATCGCATCAAGGAAGAGCCCGGCACTCAATCCCCATGGCCACAAGAAACGGCACCATCTACAGCGCCACAGGCGGTGCAAGAATCACCAGCAGCCCCAAAGCAAGAACCAGCCACAGCACCAGCACCTAAGCCACAGGAAGAATCCACCCCGGACCTTCTACCCGAAGCCCAAAACCTCCTCCGCTCCATCAGCATGAACGAAGGCCCCGCCTGGATCACAGGCGAACTATTCCCACACTTCCACGTGCAATCCCTCACCGACGTGCCAGCAAACAAACTTCCCGAACTCATCACCATGGCACAAGCCCACCAACAAAAGGACTAACCATGGACCCCACAGCCCACCGCGGGCGGGCGCACGCACTACTTTCAGCATCAAGCTCACACCGCTGGCTCAACTGCACCCCCGCACCCCGACTAGAAGCCCCATACCCAGACAGTGAATCAGACGCAGCCGCAGAAGGCACCGCCGCCCACGAACTCGCAGAACACAAACTCCGCAAACTCAACGGCGACGACACCGCGCCCATAAAAGAATCGGACTGGGCCGACGAAGAAATGGACGACCACACCGACAACTACGCCGATAATGTCATGGCGGAACTCGCACGAGCTCAAGAAGAAAGCCCCGCAGCCTTCCTCGCCATCGAACAACGCCTCGACTTCAGCCATATCGTCCCCGACGGCTTCGGCACCGGAGACGCAATCATCGTAGCCGATGACACCATGACAATCATTGACCTGAAATACGGAAAAGGCGTCGAAGTCAGCGCGGTAGGCAATCCACAAATGCGCCTATACGCACTCGGTGCCCTGGCCCAATTCGGCATGATCTACAACATCAACAAGGTGCGCATGGTCATTTTTCAGCCACGGCGAGGCAACACCAGCGTCGATGAAATAAGCGTCGACGAACTAATGGCATGGGGTAGGGAAGTGGTGGCCCCGCGTGCAGAACTCGCAGCAAAAGGTGAAGGTGAACTCAACGCAGGCGAATGGTGTCAGTTTTGCCGCCACGCACCACAATGCCCAGCACTCGCCGCACACTACCTCGAACCACTACCAAAAGAACCCGACGAGGCAACCCCCACAGCCCCGGAGCCAGAAACACTCACCGACAACGAAATAGCCAAGATCGTGTCCTGGTCCGGAGAAATCAAAAAATGGCTATCAAAGGTAGAAAAATTCGCACTCGACGAAGCCAACAACGGCCGCACCTATCCCGGCTTGAAACTCGTGGAAGGCAGGTCAGTGCGGAAATACTCCGACGAGGACGCGGTAGCAGCCGCAGTCAAAGAGGCAGGCTATGAGCCCTACGAAAAGAAACTGCTCGGCATCACCGCTATGACAAAACTGCTCGGCAAGAAGACCTTCCAAGAAAAGCTTGGCGACTACATCCATAAACCAGCAGGCAAACCAACACTAGTGCCTGAATCGGATAAACGCCCAGCACTACAAGCAGCCACACCAGAGACCGTATTCCACAAGATAGGAGAGGCATAAATGACCGAACAAGAAATCAAATACGCCAAGATTCAATCCATCTTCAACCCGTCAGGGGAGAAGTTCGAAGAAGACCCGGAGCCGGACTTCGACGGCCCGCAAGCCGCCTAACACAAACCACAAAACGCCGCTGGTCGAGACGATTCACCGGCAACACCCACCCCCCAACCCTAGTTCCAAGGAGGAACCATCATGGCTAAAACCAACCGCGACGTCACCGTATACGGCCGACTGTCCTACGAACACCTATTCACCCCACACGCGGTCAATGAGAATGCCGACCCAAAGTACTCCATGACCCTACTCATCCCAAAGACCGACACCAAAACCATCGAAGCGCTCAACACGGCCATCAACAACGCGGTGCAAGACGGTGTCGAGCGCCACGTCTTCAAACAACCCATCGACCCAACCCAAACCAAATACCCGCCACTGCGCGACGGCGACAAACCCAACGACTCCGGCGAACCACGCGGCCCAGGATTCCAAGGCCACTGGTTCATCGCAGCCAAATCCAGCACCAAACGCAAACCGTTTGTTGTTGATGCCAACCTGCAGCCAATCATCGACGAATCCGAAATCTACTCCGGCTGCTACATCAACGCAGCCGTCCAATTCTTCGCCTACGAAAACTCCGGCAACAAGGGCATCAGCGCCTCACTCGTCGGAGTGCAGAAAGTCAAAGACGGAGAACGCCTTGGTGGCCAGCCACTAGAAGCAGAAGATGTTTTCTCCGCAATCGGTGGACAAAACACCCCGAATGCGCCATCAGCCAATCTTGGATTCTAACCCCCGCGCCAACTAAACCAGCCCCCGCACCGTAGCCGTGATGTAGGGGCTGGCGGGGCGCCCCCCCCCCACCACCCGGCCCCGCCCGAGCCGGATTAGCACCAATAGTGTCCAACGACTGCAAACCCCGCAACACCGGAACCGCCTGCACCGTCGTCATCATCGTCCACGCGGGACTAACGACATTACTTGGGAACGAGCCGTCAGCCTGCTGCTGACCGGCCAGCCACGCCTGACCCTTGACAGCCTGGTCTTTGTGGTTCGCGTCACCGGCCCGATACAAACCCGGTGCCACTCGCGTCGTCGCACGCACATTCGCACCGTGGTCTGGCCAACCCCACCCATCTGTCTGACGATCGGCATCCAGACGTTTGACAAGCGCCGCCTTGACAGCCGTAATCCCCTCCTGACCGTATGCTGTAGACACCACATGCGACAGGGCGGCGAGCATAAGACCATCAGTACTCGGATAATTCCGCCCGGGACGCGCCGAGACATAGTCGGTGATCGACTTGAATAGCTTCTGCGGGATCGGTTTGCCCAGCCGCTCCAACGCGATCATGTCCAACGCCTGATGAAACGGGCGCTCCTTGAGTGCCGAATCCGGCAACGACGTCACCGGCTTAGCGTAATCAGTTCCCCCATAGGTGGTCGGCTCGCCAGCTGCCAGCAAGGTGATCGTCACCTTCGCACACCCACCCACATTCTTAAAAGTGCAATACGACGGCCCCTTAGCCTTAATATCTTTCTTGATCATGCCGAAAAGCTTCGCATCGGTCTTGCCGGCAGAAATCAACGCCAGCGCCCCGTCCAACTCCGGACCCAAATCACCCTTCGTCAGATCAGCACTATGCCCGTTAATGTAGTCGGCTGCCTTACCGGCCTGGGCAGCGTAATCGGCGGGTTTCGGCCCACCCGCTGCTAGAGCCGGGACAGGCACCCCCCACCGTGCCAGTCACCACCGCAGCCACCACCAGCGAGCCCAACACTCGCCTACGTTTCGTTGTTGCTGCTTCTATCATCTTGTCCCTCCACGGAAACGTCCCGAGGGGATTCCACAGACAACACAGACGTTCACGCGTCGATGCCGACCCCGTAACCCGCGACGGAACCCCACACCACCCCCACGTGATCTGGTACCCCGACTCCCACACACAATGGTGGTCACGGTTGCGCGACAGTGCCGGACTCCCACCAGCTTCCCCACACCACCCAGGCATCAACCCACCCATTAGGCCAACAACGAACACACTACCCCACCAAGGTCATCCAGAGCTCAAGACCCCCTGAGAGGCGACAACATGGCATACCCCGTGGCCAGCATCCACAAGGACCAGGCCTAAACGCACCGCCGTGTGACATGAAACCCACGACAGTGCGTCAGAAATGGAAAAGGGTGGGGATAAACGTCGAGAACGCCCTCCAAACGACTAGGGACAGGAACAGTGCAGCCACGGTTGCGGCGCTCATTTTGGGGATAAACGAGACCTTCTCATGATCAAGACTGCTACCAAAAGCTCCGAGAATCCATCCAACACAGGGGAAAATGATCAAAGACACTAAGCGTGAAAGTACATATTTGACGTCAAAGAAAAGGTCGAGGAAAGGATTGTTCACCATGGGCCTGACGAACCAGTAGAGATCATATGCCCCCGTCGTGATCAACCCTACAAGGGTTGCGGTAACGGCGCCGATCCCCCTGGCCTTCTTCTCCCGAATCCTGGGGTTCTCGCATGCACAGACCTTTCTTCCCCATAACCCGATGAGCCAGCCCACCACGGCATAGATGATGACAATCCCGGGAGCGACCAGGTATATGCGTCCATCTGCCCCTGAACCAAAATAAGGAAGCAAAAAGACTAGCGCCAAGACGGCGCCGACTGTAGCGCCAATGACCAGCCCATTGACCGGCGCACGACAACCGTGCGTTCCTTCGACGGGTTTAGTTTCATTCATCAGTGGAAAGTCCCTGCGTGGTAAAAGCAACAATGCGATTGCAGTGTAGCATTGTCGTTTTGCATCTAATCGTCATGGGCGCAAACAGTTGTCCCTAGACGCCAGGCACCTATCGGCACCGTCAACTCCCCATCGCCCGGTACGACGGCCATCGCGGGTGATTACACTTAACGCTTGGCCTCGCTACACACGTCCTCACTCCACGGGTGTGATGACAAAAGTTGGGGTGGGGCCCAGGTGTGTTCCGGGTATCTGTCCCGTCGTCATCTGGTCGTGTGATGTTCTCCATGGGATGGTGCATGGTCCATGAAGTATTTTCGTCGAGCCAAGGCAGGCCCTTGCGCTGCTGCGGTCTCCCGTGTCGTTGTTGCAATAGTGACTGTGATGGCGTGCTGGGCGCCAGCTACCAGCGCCTTCGGGCAGCCAACCGCGTCAGCGTCTGCGACGGCGGTCGAATGCCCCGGCCGCGGCGGGGTGTGGGTCGTCGTAGACATGCCCGACAAGCCCCCCGCTGCGGGGG